AATATAAGGGCTTGGCTGTATAGTCCGCTTTGCTCGCTGCCAAAAGCGTTACCTAAATAATAATCGTTTAAAACAGTTGGCGCAACACTTGATGCGCTTGTGGCAATTTGCACGCCATTTATATACATAGCGTGGCTTCCGTTTTTGTACGCCACCGCTAACTTGTATCGTGTGTTTTCTGCAGATGTAAGTCCTTGCAAAACTAAAGTGCCATTTATAATTACACGAAATTCTGTTGTAAGAAATATCTGAATATAACTCGCCCCACTACCTCCCCAAAGAATGGTAATACTGCGGGCCTCATTTGGGTATACTCGTGCAATATCAAAAAACAAAGTCCCCTCCGTCTGCCCAATAAGCGAACTAATGCCCGTCTTTGAAGCAGCATCCGCCACACGGGTCACCGCTGCCGATTGATTGATAATGAGCGAAGTTGCGTAGGTGCCTTGCTCAACTTGATGCCCGTAGTACGCTACTGAACTATTGCCAATGCCAATAACTCCACCGTAATAAGCTCGTAACGTACTATTTACCGCACCATTAACAACCGTATAAGTAATAGACCAACGCTCCCATCCATTGCCGTAGTCTGCCATTTTAGTAGGCGTTCCAGCCGTTGCGTTTACGCTTGCGGTGAATTGCGTGAGCTGGCCCGTAGTTGGCGAAGGGCTGGCTGGCGTGCTTACTGTTTTAACAAACCAAGAATAGGTAAGTACTGTACCACTGGCAAATGTTCCGCCAGCGAAAATAAACTCGAAGCGGCTTGACGTTGAGCTTGGAATTGGCAAACGGCCATTTTCGTAACCATCGGGGCTAACTATAGGCGTAGCTTGTCCGCTGGTTGTATTGCCAATTATACTCAAATTGTTGAGCAGAAAGTTCGTCCTCTGCGGCTCCAAAATCAAGCGACCGCAAGTGCTATTAAGATAGTCCAAACGCGGTACGCCGCTGGCTACGGTTTCAATTAGTCCGCTGGCGTTTACTCGCGTAGCTGTGCTGGCACGGGTAAAGGCTAGCTGCCCGTCCGTGGTTAGTGGTTTTTGTGCGTAAACCTTGCCGCTCTTGTAGCCCGACGGGACTACTACTAGGCTGGCTAAATCATAAAATGCGCTCATAGTAAATTGGCGATAGCGTTAATGGTGCAGTCCCGTGCTTCCGTTGTTCCACTGTCAGCCAGTACGTAGGCCTCGTAGGTGTTCCAAACTTGAGCGGCGTAATTACCCCCAGTAAAGATAGTTATAAATTGTGCGGTGTTCATAGTGTGCAAAGGTTAGTTTCAACGGTTCCGCCGTCGCCGTAAACGTAAGCGTAATACGCTAAATTGTAAGGAAAATAATAGGTTTGCTGCATTACGCTTCTAGTTCAAAGGTTGGCTTTTTAACCAGTAAAAGGCTTGGGACCAAGTCGTAGCTAAAGAATTGCGCGTAAGTGGCACGGCAACTGTCCCAAGTGTAGCTAAAGGAAATAGGTATATAATAGCTATTACCCCAATAGCCAAAATGAGTAAAGCGTCCCGTGCCGTGCATGTCTATTTCGTAATACTCCTGGGGCTGCGCTCGCTGCATGCACAAACGCTGCGCTGTGATTTGTAAAAGCGCGTTCGCGGTGCTTACCTGCGTGCCGCCGTCAAAACGAAACTCTAGCCAGTCGTCTATGTTATTACCGGCCGGGTATAGTAACGCTTGCTGGCTTGGTCCGCCGTCTGCTATGTCCCCCAGGCGTGAGCGTAATTGTAATTTTTGCCCTAGTATGCGTGAGCTGTTGTCTGCCCTAAATGTGGTTTCCGTTTGACCGGTGCCGACAAGTGTAATGTCGTATTTCATCAAAGGGTAAGTACTCAGCGTTAAAGGGTCGCCAGCCGTTTGCACAGCTTCTAAATATATCCAAACCTGGTCCCGTCCAAGTGCAGGCGTAGTGGCTAGGTTGAAATTGCTCAAAGAGTGGTTTACAATTTCAAACCCTGGCGCTACCGCATGGTTTATTATTCCGCTAGTATTAAAAGTAAGATAATTATTTACAGCCCACCCGCTAGAACCAGCGCTAACTGTGCCGTAGACTAAATAAAGTCTAAACTGTATGGTGTAATGGCTGTCATAGCCCTGCGGGTAGCTGGCCGTCGTTTGCATTTGCCCGGTAACAAACCTAAAGTGTGTAGTGCCGTCCCCCGTGTATGTCGCCAGCGGTATGCCGTCCGATACGGTATACACTGGGTTTGCTCCGGTGCCCGTAATTACCGTATGGCGCACCCAGCGCAGCAAGGGCTGTTTAGCAAATTGTGTGCTGCCATACTCTAGCGTTATGTCTAGTTGCTTTACCGCTGGTAAAAACATTTTAGTACCACCCGCCAGGACCGGCAAGGTTGTGCTAGTGGTAAAAGCTCGACGAATAATAAAGGAACCCGCCATACTGTAAAAGCTAAACGTGGGGTCGTTTACCCTTGTTAAGTCCTGGAACACTAAAAAGCCTTTGTCCTGGTATAGACGCATTCCAAAAATTGTACAAAAATCCGTTAGTATTTCTCGGTAGGTACGGTAAGCGAAATTCTCGTCGTAATAAAATAGCGCGTGTTTTGTCAGCGTATTATATAATCCGTCAAACTGGTAAGGGAAAGTTTCGCCTAGCTGTCGTGTGGTTTCGCTTACTGCTATACCGTCGAAAATCCTATGCAAGTCCAAGCGCGTGAAAATGTCCGCTATTTGCAAAATAATTCTTTTGTTCCCTGCAAAGGTGTACATGGACGTAGGTAGGTCCAGCTTGTAAAAGTTGTCTGCCGCCACTATTTTCATAAAGCGCGCGCCGTTAATTACTTCAATAGTGCAGGCGCTTGGTGTAATTGCTCCAGCCCATTCTTTGCTAAGGCCCTGCCAAAGCTCCATATAGAAAATTCCGTCGCTATCCTTAGCCACTTGCTCCAAAGCTTGTGCAAAGGGAAAAGTGGTAAGCACGGCCTGCACCGACAATAAACTGCCTACTATGCCGGGCTGGTATGCGTCCTGCGTATCGTAGCGGACCTCCCAGCTAGACGTTTCAAACTCAAAAGGCAAATAGCTAGCCTGGTCCGTGTCTGCGAAAATCTTAACAGTATAACCCTTGGAGTAGGACCAAGCAAAACGCTGTTTAGCCATTAGTTTGTAAGGCCTCTAAAGTCGCCGGCTCGCTGGGTACCTAGTAAAAGGTCTTGCCCGCTTACCCTGGCATTCATATTAAACATGCCGTCCTCGCCAAAGAAACCACCCAAGCCCGTGGCCTTTGAAATTCCTTTAAAAGATACGCCTAGTGGCGTGCCGGTAATAGCGCTAAACAATACCGCTAGCGCTGCCGTGGTTGCAAGGGCTACCGCGAGCTGCTGTACAAAGTTTTGTATAGCCTTGCCTATTTCGTCAAAAAAGGATGTACCGTTTACCATTGCTGCGTCAAAGGCTCCAGTTAAAACGCTGCCAAACATTGCTCCAAAGGCCGTAGCTGAGCTTAACTGTTCCTCTAAAAGCTTCAGCTGTGCCTTTGCTCCTGCAATCATTCTACCCCATTCGTCGTAGGTTGGTATTACGCTAGACTTTAGGACCATGTTCTGCGAGGCTAGGCTGTGGGTTAGGGGTTTAATTCCTTTAGCATCCAGCTCTATTGTGGTTTGCTTGGCTCCGTTCCATATTTCGCCACTGGCTCGTCCTAGCTCGTAGTTGGCGCGCTCAATGGCTTTTGCCAAAGCACGAAACGCGGCAGTACCTATTTCCGTGGTTTGGTACTGTGCTTCTAATTCCTTTAGCTTTTCGCGTAGGCTTTCTAAGGTCCTCACCGACTGCTCCACTGCGCCCGGAGCCGAACCGCCCGCGCCGGTAGACTGGCTGCGTATTTTGTCGCTGGGCTTGGCGCTCGTGAACTCCCGCTTAAGTAGCTGGAATTTAATTTGCATTTGCGTGAGCTGGTCCGTGGCAAACTGCAAAACAGCTGCCGCTGCTGGCGCTACGGCTTGCCCAAAGGATGCCTTAAAGTTGGACCAGCTAGTACTCAAGCGGACCATTTTGTCTGCCGCTGTATCTACCGCGCCACCCATCTTGCCCAGTTCCTCGGTAGCAATGTCCCCTACGGCGGCTGCTACGTCTGCTATGCTTTGGGCTTCTAGCGCTGCGCCCTGGAACTTTTCTTTTAGTCGGGTGGTGCTTATGCCCAAGTTATCCAGGATTAGCGGCGACTTACGACCTATACCCATTACAATGGATTCTACCAGGTAGTCCACGCTCTGCCCGGTTTCCTGCGCTCGGCGTTTGGCAAACTCCAATAGCCCGCCTAACTTTTCAATCGGTATACCAAAGTTTCCGGCAGTTACCGCTGCCTTCATAAGGTCCAAGTCCGTTACCAGTCCGCGTGTAGATTTGCGAAGCTCCGCGAGCGTCGCTGCATCGCCAAACCTTTCAAAGCCTTTGCCCACGGTTTGAAGCTGCGAGCCTAGCTGGATGGCCTCGCTGGTGAAAGCTTGTATTTGGCTTACGGCAAAACTTGCGCCGATTAACTGCCCAAGGTTACCCATGAGCTTAGACGTTTCCTTAAGTTTAGCGTCTACTTGCTGTATGCCACGGCGGAAGCCGTCTGCATCTAAGCCTAATAATACTTTACTGGTTACGTCCATAGCTTCTTAATAATGCCCTTAGGCTGCTTTCTTTTTTCTCATCTTCAAACGCTAGTAGGTCGGTTTCTAAAATTGCTTTCTTTACCGACTTCCCGCTTATGTTTACCAGCACGGCGGCTAGCCATCGCTGCCTGCGCCACTCGTCCTTTTCCCGTTCCAAGGCGTGCCTAAACACGGCCTCTAATTGTTCCAGTGTTAACGTCTTCGCTTCGCTAGGTGCAATACCTAGGCGACCCACCAGCTGACCTAGTACGTCTACTGGGCCGCCGGCTGGGAAAAAGGGCCGTTAAGCCGCTGGGTTAGTTCGGTAATGTCCCAAGCCCCTGCCATAGCCTTGAACTCGTCAAAGCTTGGCCGGTCTGCCATATCCCAAAACTCTTGAGCGTATAGCATACCTAGCATGTCTGCCAGGCCTAGGTTACCCATATTCGTAACGCTTTTACCCGTTACTTCCTCGAATAGTAATGCTGCCCCCAGCGTGAACTTTTTCCCTTCCATGGCTTATGCGTTTACGCCTACTGCAAATGCTCCAGTACCGTTAAGCGTAAAGCTTACCGTTCCGTTGTCTTTGTCCGGTGCGCTAACTGAAAGCTGCGAAAGAATAGCATCGCCCTCTACTTTGGTTTCACCAGTTACGGGGGTAACCGTACCAGCTGCAACTTGGGTAATGCGAATTTTAACTAGGTCGCCTACTTTGGCGTATAGTTCGTCTACGTTCCACTTTGCTGCGTCGTCGTCGCCTAGGATGCTGCTACCGCTAATAGTCCAAGACTTAGCGCTGGTTACGTAAGAGCGAAATACTGCAATGTCCTTGCTGGTAGTTTCGCGGGTATCGGCGTTCAGCTCAATGCTGCACTCCGTTTCGGCTGCGAACGCCTTGTAGGTCGTTCCGCCGTCTGCGCTTAAAAAAAGGCGAACTTCTCCGCCGCTTATGTTGCTCATGTTTAATAGTTTATTAGAAAGGTGAAATCCGCAGCCAGTATAATACTTTCCTGCTGTTCATTGTAAAATGCCTGCATATTTTCCATGTAGGCTATGGTAAAGGTTTGTTCTGCCGCTACGCCTATGGCATCCGCTGCGCACTGCACGCCCTCAATGCTTCCGCTGTCTTGGTTCACGTATTGTAAGTACAAAGGCATAACGCGGGGGTAATGCTGCAAATTGTGGCGTATTTCGGTCAGTTCGTTTTGTGCTTCGTCTGCACTGGCGTAGTGCATGAATAAAGTAGCTGCTACGCGCTCGGCTACGTACTGGTCCTTAGTTTCGGTTACCGCTATGCCGTTAAGGTTTATTACGATAAAGTCGCCCGTTTCTGCTTGCGGTGCTGCCAATGAATAGACCGGCGTACTTGTGGACGCTTGGACTGCTTCATGTATGTACTGCAAATAGTTCACCTCAAGTGCGCTTTGATGCGCTTCTGTACAAAGTTACTAATTTTTTCCGCTGCCTTGCGGGGCACGTCGCTACCTTGTAGCGCTTTGTCAAAAAATTCCTTTGGCGTAAAATTCTTTGCAGTTCCGCCGAATAGCTGCCAGGGGGCGTAGTATGCTCCCTTTTTTTTGCTTGAGCGTATGCCGACTACTACGTAAGCCTTAACGGTTCCTTTGTTGGCGAATACGTCTATGGTTTTGTAAAGGTTGTAAAATGCTCCGTTTGTTTTTTTGTTGGCATCCTTTACGCCGCGTGCCTTGTACCCCGCTTTGCCTTGTAACTCATTGTAAGCCTCTTTGCGGGCCCTTTCCACTAGCGGACGTACTTCGGTCTTTAAGACGTTCCGAAGCTCCCTAAAACGCAAAGTTTCCGACGTGCCTAATTTCTTTAGGTTCTGCCGGAACTGGTCGAAGCTTTCCACTCTGCCGCTTTCGCTCTTTAGGTAAATGGTGTTACCCCGTCCCATTGTCGCGCAGGGTTGTTTTTACTAGCAAAAAACGGCGGCGGCCTTCGGGCGCTACGCTTACTATGTCGTAGTCCTCGGCGTTGTAGGTTAGCTTCCATTTTGCTGCCACGCTGTTGGGGTAGCGTAAACGCCAGGTTATGCTGGTGGCGCTTTGAATTTGGTCGTACGGCATGGTTTCCGTACCGGTTGCGCCTGGTACTATGCGCTCGGCGTAAAATGAGCCTGCGCTGGTCCAGGTCTTTGTTACCTGGCCGCTGTTATTTGTGGCCGTAGTCGGCTGGTAAAGCGTAACGCGCAGGTCTAGCAT